CCCGGCATCAGGTACACGTCCGGGCTGTAGCGGAAATGGTTGTCTACCGCCTGGCGGGCATCCTCGTAGGCGACGTCCCCCATGAGTCCGGCCCAGGCGTCGATCATTGCTGGGTCGGGTTTCCGGTTATCGACGGCCATGATCATCTTGACCAGTTCGATTGTTTCGTTCTTGTTCATTCTGGTTCCTTCATTGCATCCAAAGCGGCCATCCTGTCATAGGGTGGTTGACTGTTTCGGTGCCCGTATCCTTCTTGGTCATGCCTCGGCGGATATGGTTCATCTTCCCAGCCACCACGGTTTAGCCATGTGGTTGGATACGGTCTGAACTCGCGTTCTGGAAGGTTCGGGTCTGCCGCCATGCGGATTGTTGCATCGATGATCGTCTGCGCGAAGTCCCGCTGCTGATCAACCGTGCCGACTCGTTTGATGAGTGCCTGCCAAGTTTTTTGTGCCACTGTCTTCCCCACTTTGCGCGGATAGTGTTCCCACCAGGTATCGAACATGGTGTGAGGTTTGCACGGTCGCTCATCCTCGGGATGAGCAATATCTTCTTCTGTCTGGTCTTCTTCTAAATAGTCTTCTAATTGAATAGTCTTCTTATGTCGTACGGAAACACCACTGATGGTGTTATCCAATGGTGGTGTTTCCGCATATTGGTCTCCACTAGGGGTGATACTATGTTTGTGCTTGTCGGAACCAATATGCGATTTGTCCACTGATGGTGTTTCACCATCATGGTCAATTGGGGCGCATATAACGTAGTCACTCTCACCGAACCGGCCAGCGTCGTCATGTGTCCTAGCGCGTTTCAGATACCCCACGGTTTCCAACTCGCCTACCATTCGACGAATAGCCGATAGGCCATGCGGCCCGTTTTTCGCCAACGATTCAAGCGTCACCGTCCATCCAGGCTTGTTGCTCATCAGGTCAGCCAGCAACCCTCTAGCCGAATACGTCAGTCGGTTGTCCCTCAGCCATTCATTAGGGATCATCGTGTAATGATCGGACGGCAACTCCGGCCTGATAATGCTCATCGCACTTCTCCATTCTTCGGAGGTGCGGCTGATAGTGCGGTAGAATAGGTCTACCGGCCACGGAGCCGTAACCTCCGATTGGTCTTTGCCCCGTCACTCCGTCAGTGGCGGGGCATTTCTATTGTGGAAATACTCTACTACTCGATGTCCATCGACCCGTCACCGTCCACCGTATCAACCTTTCTGCCTTTGTTACCCCAGAAGGATCGGCGTCGGTCTATCTCGGCATCAATCTTGTCGACCCGATACTGGGCGGCAGCGATGATCTGTTCCGCCTCACGCCGCGATACTTCAAGATTGTGGCGATCCCATTCCCGATAATCTGGGCATCCGCCAACTTCCCGGATAGCATCCCAATCAATGATTCTTGCCTCGGTCGGTCGGCGCGACTTCTCCCTGGCGGAACGTAGACTCCTGTTTGCTGCGTTAAATGGTCGGGCAAGGTCAGGCCGGCCAGCGCGACGTAACGCCATCTCAATCGCCGAATATGACATACCTAACCGTTCAGCAGCAGACTCGGCGTTACCGTCTATCAGTGCTATCTCGACATCCTCAACCCAATCAGGGCCACGCGTTATGGCACGTCCCATCAGACGACACCCCACACACGGGTACGGCGATAGCCGTCCCTAACTTCGTAACGTCCGGTGAATCTGACTTTGCCAGCCGCGACTAGTTCGGCGCGAGCTGATCGGAGCCGTTGGCCCGAGTAGCGGCGTGCGCCTTCATGGTTATGGTTCGCCAACTCAATCTGTTCATCGGTCAGCGGCCCGAACCGTTGCAGAATCAGCATCACTTCCGCTTGCGACCCTGCCAGCGAGCCAGACACGACAACCCTGGACGCCGCCTCTAGGCTCGTCTCAGGGTCGGTGTGACGAGTTATAGCCTGAACCGCCATTCGCCCGTCTAATCGGCTGTTTTGGGCCGTTTCGGGGGTCATGCCGCTATCTCCCAAGCCACATCGACAGCCCAACGTGGCAGAGAAATGTTGATGATGTCTGCCTGTTCGGTGGGCCAGTCGGGCCACAGATCGGATTCGGTGCAGTCGCGGAAGATTTCCCGTGCCCGATTACCCAACAGACTCCCCGCCTCTTCGGCGGCAGCATCCAGTTGGACAACCGACACCAGATAGGGTGCGGATGATTCCACGACGATGAACACGAACGGCAGCCACTCGCCGGTGATCGCCCGATAAAGCTCCCTGTACCACCGGTCTTGAATGTGGTACTTGAAGTTAGCCGCCGAGCGTGCAAACGCTGAAGGGTTCGCGTCACTCGACGTTTTCAGATCCACAATCATGTCCGACCGCAGATAGTCGAACCTGCCCCTCATCTGGACACCTGTCACCGGGTCGATGGCATACGCCGACACTTCAGCCTGCCCGCCAGTCAACAGTCGGGACGCGACCGGATGGGTCAGGACAGCGTCAGCCATGCCTTGAGCGTCGCGCCACATATCCGCCGAGACCGTAGTCAGGCCAGCCGCTTTGATTTCGTCGGCACGCTCCGTCCAGGCTTTTCGTTCCTTCTGATAAGAGTACTCATTGACCGCGAACCGATGAGGCTGCTCCAAGACGAGCGCATGAGTCAACGAGCCTTGGATCATGGCCGCTGACGGTTCTGCAGGATGCTCCAACTCGTACCTGAACTGGGCCGGGGAACGCAGAATCGTTTTCGCCCCAGACTGCGACAAGGTAGTCGCGTCAGCATGATAGACACGCTCGTCTAGGCCCTCTACAAGCCCCTCCCTGTTGGGAAGGCCATCTGGTAGCCATGAGGCTGTCTCCGTGCTCATGGCTGCTGCCCCTTCAGTGACGACCAGATCTCCCAGCCCGCGCGTTCATCCATCAGCGCATCCAATGTTTCGCGGTGCGCCGTGCCGTCCTTCTTCACAACCTTCACCACCAGACCAGCCTGGCCGGTGCCTTTCGGGACACGCACCCCATACCCGCCGACCAGCAGCTTCGCATACGACCCCTCAACCTCCGGGGAATCATTGAACGCCTGCCCGGCCTGCTCGCCATCCGCCCACAGATCATCCCCGCTGGCTGGTTCGCTCGACGCGAAGTTCGGCCCTGAGATCTCGCCGGTCTCCCACTCATTCACCAACTTCTGAAGGTCGTCCGCAGAGTCCTTGTTCAACCCGCGAGCCTCACACGCCGCCACGACATACGCTCCCAGTTCCGAATTGTCCATGTTCGGCTGGATCTGGTGTGCCGCCTGCAAGGCACGGTTCTTCCATCCGGCGACCGCCGCCTGAGCGGTCGTCCGAATCCGTGGAGCCGCTTGCGCTGCGGCCCGCTCATAGGTGTACTCGTCCGGGTCTTTCTCATCGGTCGGGATCGTGAACAGGTGGAGCAGGAACTGGCGGTAGGCGACGCTGGTTGCCTTCGCGGTGCCCTTGTCGCCCCAGTCCATCGCCTCGCCAGGCTCTTGCCCTTCGATGAAGTCCCCGGCAGGCCCGTAAGCCCGGTAGGTGACAATCACAGTACATTCCTTCGACGCCTTCCCGCCGGTCGTTTGAACGTCCCGATAGGCCGTCTCGACGTGCACGGGGAGAATGACAACCCCGTGTTCCCGCAATGCTGGCCCGACGGCGTTCATCACTGCGTCGATGCCACGGAACATGAACTTTTGGGCATCGTTGCGGTCTCTCTTCGAGATGGCCTGGACATCCTGCATCACGAGGGTAAGTGCCTCGGTGATGGTCAGTTTGTCTGTTTTCTGTGCCGTGTCCGGCATGATCGTACCTTCCTGTGTCTGGCGACCGGATGCCGCCTTGATAGGTCTAACCTATCACAAGTTGGCGCGTTATGCAACTTCTCGCTCCCCCGTACCAATATCCACGCTGAACAGACTAGCGCGGCGGTGTGACGCCCGCTCGTGCGCTCCGAGCTACACGCGTCCAGTGCGCTTGGCCCAAGCCTCGATCGTTTCCTTGCGCCAAAGGGGCCGGTTTGAGACGGTGTAGTCCTCTTCGGGGAACAGGTCAGGATCGGGGTCTTGGCCGACGTCGAGCGCAGCCTGGCGGGCCTCACCGGCCCGTTTGCGCAACACATTCATGTACGCGTAGGGATGGCCGAGCAGATCGGCGATCTCCTGTAGGCCCATGACGGGCGCTTCATCCTTCACCATGATAGGTTAAGCATACCATTAGCGGGTTGTGGGCGCAATCTCATGCCGGCTTCACATACGCTGCGATGAACGCGGCAGCGATAGCCTGATATGCCTCCGCATCGCCGCCGATACACGCCAACGTGTGAACCGTGCCATCATTGTTCATGGTGATAGTGATGAGGTCGGTGTCTATACCGGCGATGGTCGTCTGCTCAAAGCTGTAGTCGCAGCCCGACACGGCACTGGGGTGCCCTGGTCGGGCTAGTTTCTTGCCAGCCGAACCGCCCAACTGGGCCAGGCCAGCTGCTATAGCGTCACCGATAGGGTCAGTCGGTGTGATGTCTGCGAGTGTTAACGGCGCGATCATGTTCTCTCCTAGCCGAGCGGGACGCTGAGTCCTGAAAGATTGAACCAAACATTCGACCCTGCGACTGCCAAGACTTGCCCGGTCGTCGCCATTACATCGCACCGCCCGATGGCATTGTTCGAATAGGTAACCAGCATCATCTGGTATGCGGGCCGGTACTGTGCCGGCAGGGTGAATATCGTGGCAGGTGAGGTGGCTGTCTGATCGGTTGATACGGTGCCTGACTTCACGAGCCCGCGTAGATACAGGACACCACCCAACATCCGATATCCGGCGGGCGCGTATGGGCTGCCATAGTTCACCCAAGCGTTCTGGAAGGTTGGCGTGATCCAGCCGGTATCACCGCCGCCACCCGACCCGACAATCAGCGCATACCGTTGCGCCGTCATATCCGCTGGCTGAGTCAACTGCACCCACACCCGGACACCCACCGTCAACTCGGAAAGCGGGATCAGTGAATCCGGAGTGAACGGCAGAGGTGCAGTGTCCGGCGCATCCAACTGGATACGCAACGGATTCACGCTGGTGACAGTCGCCCAACGATAGGACGGCACACCGAGCACGGCACGATACTGCTGCGCTGACATCACCGACGTGGGGTCTAGCGGACTAGGCAACGGTAATCACCCCCGACAAAATCTCCTGCAAATCGGTCGTCATCAAGCCTTTCGGTTGGCCGTCTATCTGGATCGCGGTCACCACATACAGCCCGTCGATGCCTGAAGGCGAGTTTTGGAATCGGATCACGTCACCGACCCATATCGGGATTGGCAGATGAATAACCTCGACTGCCGCCTGCGGCGAGGATGAGGCGATCAGGGACTGTAGGGCGGTCTGTTGCAGGAACGCCGTCTGGGTCGCCGTGTCGCCGTCCGGCACCTGTATACCCGTCAACACATCCGTTTTCCACAACCCACGGCTCTGGTACGAGTACGGCGAGGACTCGTCCTCGTTGGTGGCGACACCAGAGATCGGCGGGGTATCCATCCCGGACGACATCACCGCGACAACACGGTTCGGCACGTCATACCAATCCTTGTCCCGCGTCCACGACGGGGTATACATTTCGCCGTACAGCAGCTCTCTAGGGACGCCTTGCAGCAGGTCATAGTTCAGCGGACGGGATGAGGGTTGCACATAGGGGGCGATGACGAAGTTCCCCTGCCCGTCAACCCTGAGCGAGTTGTAGTTCAACACGTTCAGCAGATCGTTGACGATCTGAAGTTTCGTGGTTCCAGGATCCCACACCATCGGTGTTGAGACGGTCGCTGTTTGTGCCACGTCAATGATGCAGGTTTCGCCCGCCGACTGGATCACATACTGCACCCATTGCAGAATCGTTTTCGACGTGTCCGCAACGAACGTCTCTGTCACCGCGTCAGTGTCCAAGACTGAGGTTTTTTCTTGCACCCCGATGGCGATTGTGCGGCCCTCGCCTGTCCATGTTTCGGGTGCCTCAACCACAATATAGACACCCAACGGAATGTCCGGCAGGCCTTCAATCATCAGGACGGGCCGGAACCTGTACGTCACAAGGTTCAGGTCGCGGACACGCAGTTTCCCTTGCGCCGGGGTGTCAATGTCGTACACGTTGATCGTGCCTGACGCTTTCACCGAGGCGTTCCACGTCAACTGCATCGCACAGTTCTGCACCCCGTCAAGATTCCCAATCCACGTATCGACACCGGTTGTGGGGTCGTGGGTCAATATCTCGTACCGGTATGAGGTGGTGCGGTCACCGATGAGAATGTCGTGCAGGCTGGGGGTCGATGTGGGGATGATGCCGTCAGGTAGTGGCGCGGGAACTTGCGGCGGGTCACACGGCACGGGCGGTGGCGGAGTCGGGAATGTGGGAAACGCGGTCACAGTCACAGTGCATTGATCGGTGAAACCGCCATCATTAGTGGTGACTGTAATTGTGGACACACCCGCGTGCAGCGCCGATACGATCCCGTCACTATTGACTGCTGCAACAGTCGGATTGCTAGATTCCCATGTGACACTCTGATCCCACGCCGACACTGGGGCTACAGTCGCCGTCAACTGTGTAGTTAATCGTTCCTGTAATACTTTCGACGACTCATCCAACATGACACCCGTGACCGGTATAGGTAGCGGCGTGAAAACACAATCATAAATCCAGAACGTCGGTGATCGCAGCGGGTTGATAACCAATATGGCGTCAATATCTACCGGTGTCTCAAACACACCAATCTCGTCAACCCGATAGTTCGCATCGGGTGCCGGGCCGATATTCCCCACCAATACGGTGGGCGCATTTAACATCGATGACATGAAGTCGTCTAATGTGCCAATAGCGAAACTAGCCATTATATTCAACATGGCAGAAGAATATGCCATCCAGCCAGCCGAAACACTGTAGCGACCGGCAGGTATCGTTATACGAGTCAAACTATCGAAGTTGCCGTCCCAGTCGTCAGGGCCTCCTATAATCCATGATGGCCAGCCAGCTATTTGCAGACTAGGGCCTGGAAGACCTGCGACGGGGCCTCCGGTGCCGTTGTATCCATAGACGTCGTAAAGGTCGGCTAGCAGGAACTCGATTGGCACCATCAGGTGGCCTCCGAAACTGTGTAATCGAACGTCGCCGTATACCAGTTACGGTTGGATAGTTTGCCGACCAGCAGACCGAACACACGGCGGCCTGTCCAATCCCGATAGCACACCCGGTCAGCGGTGAGACAGAACTGCTCAACCTGCTCAGGGGTAGAACCCTCTGTGCAATCAATCGTGGCTGTGCCAATCACATCAAGGGTGGCGGTATTGCCGAACAGCACAATCGGCCTCGCACGCCCGTCAATCACGACCAACGCTGAATCCCGCAGAGGTGTCGAGGCCAAGTTTCCTTCTACGTTGCCGTAGAACGCTATCGTGTCCGTCCATCCCGCCCCCGTGTTCATGAAACACCACGTATCTTCCGCTGTTGTGACTGTCAATGTGGCGGTGGAGGCTGTTGCATCTTCCCCCGTAAACACCACTGTATAGACGTTGTCGCCGTGGATCGTTGGCGTCAAATCAAGAATAGAAATACCGCCTGGCGTAACCGCCATCCGGTCAACCAATACATCGGTTAGCTGACCGGTGATAGCCCGCGTTACGGTCATTGTTGCGGCAGCAATATCGCCCGGCCCAGGTGTCGGCACCGTGACTATCAACTGTGTCACCCCACTATCAGGCAAATATTGTGCTTCAACTATCGGCGTGACGGGTTGGGCATACAGCGCAGTGAACGTTCCCGAAGCTGCGGCGGTCAGACCGTTCGAGTCGATAGCGGTCACATCGAGTTGATAGGTCAGCCCAGTGTCCAGATGTGTCGATAGCGGTGTCCCGGTCAGGGTCACTGTGGACACTTGTTCCAGTATTGTGCCTGCTTGTGAAAGTTGGATGGTCGCCTGGACGAAGTTTGCGCCTTCAGGTTGCGAGAATCCCAACACGACACTCGTGGAAGATTTGATGACGGTCGAGTTATTCGCGGGGGTGGTGATGGTGACGGTAGGTGAGGTTCTGAATGTGACCGTGCCAATGTTCGACCACGGCGAACCACCCGTCCCGTCACTTCCTCCCGTTGTGGCGATGCCCCACGTCATCACCTGAATGGTCAATACTGTGCCGGTTGGGAATGTCGGTAGCGTGTAGCTAGAAGTGGTGGACGCGGTTTTCGCTATCGTCGTCCACGATGAGCCGCCGTTCGTCGAATAGCGCAACGAGAAATACGATTGGGGCGACGAATCGACCGCGTTGTGATTCCAATTCACCGTCAACGGTTGGCTGGCGGCAGCGAACGTGGGTAGCGTAACCCATGTTGGCAGGTTGGGCGGGGTTGGCGGGATTGCCGTGTTCGACAGCACATACGTGGATGTCAGATGTGCCGTGTCGGTGGTTTGCGCCGCAACCCGGTAAACGTGGGTGACGCCTTGCGCGGGTGAAACGTGGGTGTATGAGAACGTGCCGCCCGCCGCCGAGGAACCAGCGACGGTTGCAAGATTCCCACTGTCCCAGGTTGTCACACCGCCTGTCACAGTGCCGTGCTGCACAATGAACTGGCGCTCCGCATACGCCGTGTTGTCAAGCCAGGACAGGGCGATATCCAGCCCAGACCGGGACGCTTGCACATTCGACGGTGCAGCGGGGGTTGTCCACACCGCGTTCGACACAGCCGAGAACGCCGATGTTCCGGCAGCGTTCGACATACGAACCTGGAACACGGTTTTCCGGTTCGCCACTGTGGCTAGCGCGACCGACGACACCGCGCCGCCGTTAAACGCTTGACTGTATGCGCCGCCATTGATTGACTGCTGCACATACGTTCCGGTCGCCGCCGCATTGTTCGGGTCTTGCCTTGTCCACGATGCTGTGTTTTGTGAATCCGAGTTGCGGGTCAGTATTGGGCTGGTTGGGGTGCCTGGTGCCCGCGCCAATGTTGTCAACGTGAGTGACCCGGCAGCAGTAGCGGTGCCCGTCGGGCCACCAGCGGCCTGCAAATAGAGGCCAACAGTCAACGACCCGTCCGCATTGTGCACACAAGTAATATCCCACGGGCCCTGCGTCCATGCACCGCCACCGCTAACCCCACCGAACATCTGTCTGTTACCCGTCGCGTCCGTGACACCACCGTAAACATTCGATGCACCGTTACCGTCCGCAGATTCCAGATAGCATCGGACAACCGATGTATTGCTAGCGGGGTTTGTCGAGATTTCGTCGGCCTGAAGATAGACGATCCCGTTGACATTCGGATACCCCAAGCCGATACGTCTTGTGCCCATGTCAGTTCACCCCCGCCCCGCCCATGCGGGCCCCGGTGGCGTCGGTGATGTAGCCGGTCGCTGGCCCGTTGTGATACGAGCCGCCGAATTGCACCTCAATATAGAACTGCACGACCGAAGTGTTGCCCGCTGGGTTGGTCGATATTTCGTCGGCCTGCAAATACGCAGATGCGCCAGCGTTAGGCCACGACAAACTGATCCGTCTAGTACCCATTACAGTGCTCCCGCCCTGGCCCGATTCCGGCCACCACTAACCGTCGCAATCAAGGTCGTCATATCCTGATGCAACTGATCCAGTCTCCTATCCGTAGACGGAGCCGTCACCGTCTCCGGCACCGTGACCCCCAAACCCTGCGCCCCCGCCGTGTATGACGCGCCACCCAGCAACGCGCCAGACCCCGACATCGACAATGTGGGTGTCACATCAATCGTCGCCGCCTTCGTCACCGCCGAAGCCAACTTCGACATGGAAGCCAACGCCTGCGGCGCGGCAGCATCAATACCGGCAGCAATACCGGCAGGAATCCACTGCCCAACCTCATCCTGAAACACCTTCGACGGCGACGCGATCCCCAGTAGTTTCTTCGCCGCCCCCGACAGAGACGACATCAACGACGAGATTTTGTCAGTCACCTTATGCCAGGCGTTAGTAATGCCGCTCACCAAACCGTCAATGATATGTTCGCCGACGTCACGCAAATACGAGAGGGCGTCACCGACCGCGCCAAGGATCTTGTCCTTCATGGACGTAAAGAAATTTGTTACATCAGTCCAGGCGTTATCGATGCCTTGTTTCGCGCCGCTGATAATGTCGTGACCTTTCTGCAACAGCCACTGGTCGGCGGTAGCCACCCACCCCAAAATCTTGTCCTTCATGCCCGTAAAAAATGTGACAATATCCTGCCAGGCGTTATCGATGCCTTGTTTCGCGCCGTGAATAATATCCAAGCCCTTCTGAAGCAGCCACTTGTCTGCGCCAGCAATCCACCCTAAAATCTTGTCCTTCATACCGGTAAAGAACGCCACAATATCCTGCCAGGCGTTATCGATGCCTTTCTTCGCGCCGTGAATCAAATCCTGACCTTTTTGTAGCAACCAAATATCGATCCCCAAAATGGTCTTATAGATTTTGTTTGGCAAATCCTTGAACCACGACACCACATCTGTCCAGGCGGTGTCGATCCCTTTTTTCGCCCCGTTGATCAGGTCTTTGCCCTTCTGCAACAAAGTCGAGCCGAGATTTCCGATCGCTGTCAAGATTTTCGAGCCGAGCTGCTTGAAGAAATTGACGACATCCTCGATGCCTTTCGACACGGCCCCACTGATCGCCGACCAGGCTTTCGAGATCACATCCTTGATGTCCTGCCATGCTTTCGAGAAATTGCCACTCAACAGGTCAGCGATGAATTGGATCGCCGGTGTCAGAATCGAGACGAGGAAACTCACAATCGGCGTGATCACTTTCAGGAGAGCCCCGATTATGTCAGCCAACACCGTTATGATCGGGCCGATCACTTTCAGCGCGGGCACCAAAATTGAGGTGATGAGCGACGCGAGGGGCGGCAAGATCGCGCCGATCAGTTGCGCTATCGGCGGAATTATCGGCAAGATCGCCTGGATCAGGTTCAAGAACAGCGGGATCAGCGGCGTTACCGCGTTCACCACCTCCGTTATCACCTGGGCGATGACGGGGAACAGGGGTGCCAGATTTTGGAGAGCCTGGCCGAGCGCGTCAGCCAGAATCGAGGCGACCTGCGAGATTACGGGCATGATGGCTGTCATTTCGCCACTGAAGAGCTGTGTCACCAAATTCAGCACTTGGGTCATGGCAGGCATCAAGGCTGTGAGGGCTTGTGTGAATACCCCGCCCAAAACTGACACCAACGATGTGACGGCTGGCATGACGGCTTGCAGGATGCCGCCCAACATTTGGAGCGGCTGAACGAGGGCGCTCACCAAAGGCCCCATCAGTGGGGTGATCGCGGCAAGCACCTGCCCCAAAATGGTGCCCAAAGTGGTCAGCAACGGTGTCACGGATTGCAACGCCTGGGCGAGGACACCACCGACCTGCTGAATCAGATCACCGATAGGCCCCATCAAGGTCGTAATCGCCGGAATCACCACGGACGACAGCACAGTCGAGACCGCCTGGAACGCCGGCTGCAATGCGGTGATGATCGCCGAAGCGATCTTCATAATCGGGTCGAGAATCCCCAACAGCGGCGTCAAGATGCCCTGCAACGCGGGGGCCAATACTTGGCTGACCAGATTCGCGACCGTTGTCAGGACGGGGGCAAGCGCCATCCCCAGGCTGGTCTCAAGGTTCTGGATCGCCGCCTGCGCCTTCGCCGATGACTCGGTGGCAGAATCAGACGACGCGGCGAACGCGCCCTGCTTCGATGCGGTCTGATCCATGATCAGGCCGTACGATGCCTGCATCGTTTGCGCCTTCGTCAACGCTTCACCCTGATCGGCTATGCCGTGCGTATACGCATATTCCTTCACTGTGTTGGCGTCCATCGTGACACCCAACGATGTCATTGCCGCGCCACGTCCCCGCAACCCCGAGTCGATAGCCGATTCGACTTCGTCATACGACTTGCCGGTAGCGGTCGCAATGTCTTGAATGCGTTGCGTCAGATCCATCGACATTTGCGCCGACTGCTGCTGAGTCACACCGGTGGTCGAAATGTATTGGCCGAGTGCCACCGCCGACGATGTTGCAGCGTTCGTAGACATCCCATACGAGCTAGCCATTGTTGACGCCCACGCCTGCACGGACGACTCAGAGTCACCGAAACTCGACTCCATCGCGATGTTGTTCGTTTCCATCGTGTCCGCAGCATCGTTCGACGCTTTGATCACTTCCCCGGCCCCCATGATGGCGAACCCGGCAAACATCGCCTTACCCATCGACGCCAACGAACCGCCCGCGCCGCCAGCGAACGCTGAACCCGACGATTCACCAGCGGCAGCCATCTCCGACTCACCGCCGCGAGCTGACGCGGCGGCAGCATCCCCAAACGCCGCGCCAGACTTCGCGCCAGACTCAGTGAAACTCTCAACAGTGGACGCTGCGCCTTCATCAGCAGCGGCAGCAAACTCCGACCCCGCCAACGCCCCCGTGTCCCTGTAGTCGTCCACAACAGCGGCGGTGCCTTCGGCAGCCCCGGTAGCGAACTCGTCACCCGCCGCCGCGCCAGCTTCACCTAATGCGGCGGCAGCCTCTTCACCCGCCGCAGACGTCGATTCAACCAGCCCATCCGCCGCCCCAGCCGACGACTCACTCAGTGCCTCGCTATACGCCTCGCCACCGGCAACACCAGCCTCATCACCCGCAACAGTCGCATCATCAGTCAGCGCAGCCAAATCCTGCCGGAACGCCTCAGTCTGGGCACGCACCTGAATCAATGCTTGCCCGACAACATCGCCCGCCATCTTCGCCTCCTAACTGATTGTGATCGGTAACTCTTGCCTCAACTGCTCACCGACTTTTTCCGCGCCAACTAAATCTGTCCATATCACCAACACCAGATTCAGGGCACGGTCAAGGGGGATGGTGGCGGCGTCAACCCCGTTAAGGATGCACCGCCCGTCAATATACGGCCAGTAGGTGACACCGGCCTGGCAGAGCCAGTAGACCTCCCTAAAGGGCGATCCGCCGGCATCACCTTCTGCAATATCGCCGTCATCATGTAGTACCGCTTATCGTCAGGCGGCTTAGTGTCCTCATCCGACATCAACTGGCGGAAATCGTCATACTCGTCCGGATCCATGATTTTCTGCAACAAATCCATCATCACCTTGAACGCTGCCCATCCGCCTTCCTCAGTGTTCTTGATTTTGCCGCGCCGCATATACGGCTGAAGGAACGCGATCATGTCTTCCATGTCTGACGCGTTCGGCTCGAACAGTTTGTACTGGATCGGCTCGATAGTGCCGTCCTGCCATTTGAGTATGTAGGTGAAACTGGCGACCTGTTTCCGGGCACGGCCTTTCTGTGCCTCAACCTCGAAGACAAGCTCGTCGTCGAATAGTTCCTCATCCATTTCTTTGTTCCTTTCTTGTTTACCCGTTGCTCGGGTTGACTGTGAGTCCGGCGCGTTGCGCCGCTCGATATAGCCACTGATTCTTCTTCGTGCCCGGATGGTGAACGCTCAATGTGATCACAATCCCTAGCACGGTCTTTGTCGAGGTCTTCCCTGTCTTTGTGGTGCGTGTGACAGTGCCGCCAGGCACGGTGAATGCCAGCGCCTTCTTCGCTTTCGGCCTGATCTCATGCGGGTTGGTGCCCTCATGCACATAGATGGCGTACGGGGCGTACGCGCGAACACTCGCCACAACATCGGTGCCCATGACTTCCGGGGTCGTGTATTCGTGCATCTTCTTCAGATCACCGGACGGCAGAGAGTTCCCGGCGGCATCCCTGCCCGCCTTCCGTGCCGGTGCTTCCAACTTGGCAAAGTCGGTGATCTTTTTGGTTTTGTCTTGGACGTACTGGACGACCGGCCCAGATGAGCCGGTCAACATCTGCTGGATCGCCGCCTGATCCCATTCCATTGTTGTCGCCACAATTACCCCCGGCGACGCTTACCAGTAGCCTCAGTGGCCTCAGTGTCAGATGCCTCAGTCTGAGGCTCTATGGCGTCCTCTGGCGTCTCAGAGACCGTCTCAGGCACTTCTACCGGGGCCGGGTCTGCCGACGTCTCAGGCGCGTCGATGACTTTCAGCCAGCCTTGATCGAGATGGGTTTGCACCGTGGGCGTCAACTCGACAGTCGCCACCTGCCCCAAACCCATCCCGAGAATGTTCCCATTCGCTCGTACTGTAACCATCAGTCCTCCTCAATTTGTGGCGCGCAATCCGCGAACCACACCGAAATCGTCATCGAACAGCCACCAGAGCCGCCCTCATTCGGCAGATTCACAATCTGCCCAAACTTTGCGGCACGAACCATCTCGCGATCCATCAACCGCCAAAACCCGCGCAACGCCTGCTTATCTGACAGAATCCGCGCATTATCAGCCGTTATGGTTGCAGCATCCGGCACCTCGCCAGTGCCGCCCTCAGCATCCACCGACGCGATACAGCGCGTGACGCCAACCTCAATATCCATGTACCAACGCAGGGGGCGCGCCATACTGGTGGGCAGAATGTCCGGCTGACCCTCAACCCGTGTCGTCAAGTATTCGCCTGCGTCACGAACCCACGCCTGCTCCTGCACATCCCTTGTCGCAACATTCCCTGGCGGGATCGCTAGATGGTCAGGCACCCCTCCCACAGTGCCCGACAGCATGACGGTGAGGATCGCCATAAACTGGTCAAGCAGCGTCTTGACTGGATCGTCTGGGTATGTGACAGCCATCAGACCCTCCAGTTCGTCATCAGATCAGGGCTGTAGACGCGCGCCGATCTTGCGAGCCCGTTCGGGTTCACGGTGCGAATCCACCTGTCAACCTCCGGTATGCCGGTCAACCCGGCGGCGATGAACTCTTGAATCGCCGGAAGCTGAATCGAGATACCTTCACGGGTGATCGTCTTCGCCATCTTCGACAACTTGCACGACGGGTCAGAGATGAAGTCTTTCGCCATCTCGCAACACAACGTGCCGGCGACGATCTGCGCATAGGCGGGCCACGGCTTGCCCCGCCGATAGGTGACGGTCAAGGTGGCAGGTTTCGCAAGGTTCTGCCACAGATGCCACACTTTCCCGTCGGTGCGGACGAGGAACCGTGCCCCGAACAGCGTGTATCCATCGGGATCGACCGTTTCACCGTCCTGGATGATTTCAACGATCTCGACGACCGGGCCGGTCAACGCAAGCACCATGCGGTAGTCCTGAATACCAGACGTGAACGCCTGGAACTCTCCCCACCACCACGGGGCTTGCGCTTGGCTACTGTTGAAGTGCGATCCGGGCCACGACGGGATCACCGTGGACTTGGTGGGCCACGGCGCGCGCGGCCTCGCTGTCGCCGTGGTCACACCGAACTGTTCACCCGACAATGACCACAACAGAGATACCGCGGCGGTTTCGATCCTGGTCTGTTCCGCCGGGGTGACACGGGCATCCGTCCAAGCCGCGCATGATGGATCGACTTGGACGGGCAGACCGTCAAACACCGGGACAGACATTCAGCACCTGCTATGCGGTGGGGATGGGGGCAGCGCCGTTAGTCGGATCGGGTGCAGGAATCGGCGTGACGAAGTAGCGCAGCAACTCCTTCGCCCCAATCGGGGTGAGCAGCGGCGACGGCACGGGGGTGACCGTGTTGTCTGTGGCCGAGTTCATCACCTGATAGGGGCCGACATCCCAACCCGACTTCTGCTCCGAACTGGCAGTCAATGTGGCTGCCATCGCGCCAGAGTCAATCTTCCAGTCACCCGGCAAACCAAAATTGAAGAACGGCACCAAAAAGTAGGTAGACGGGGAGTAGCCCAGGGCGCAGGCATCCATATCGTCGAACGCGCCATCACCCCACGTTTCCAGAGCGAACCCGCCAATCCCATCGGGTGTCATGTTGACGCTTCCGCCAATGTTGTTACCCGCCTTATCCAGGATTGCCGGGTTCCCGGTGATGAACCCCCAAATTGACGGATCAACACCCGTCATCGTCAAGGTCAGGTCGTAGCCCTTGGTGGTGGGTTTCCCAGGAATATGCTTGATAATGAGCCCAAGGCCGTTCTTGATGTCAATGTCGGTGCCCTTATCGGTGTTGGCTTTCAACTCGACAGAAATGACACCTTCAGAGGCGCACTGGGCGTCCACACCCGTGAGGGGGACACCGCAGTTATCGACGGCGGTCACGCGGATCGCCCGCGCATGGTATGAGATGAACGCCGGGGCGTTCGCGGTTGTTGCTGTGGCCATGATGATGGAACCTTTCGTGGAAGCATGATTGTTTTCTTGCCCCGGTCCCAAGCCAGACAGGCATCCACGAGTAGGTCCCAGCCGTCACTCGTTGGTTCTAGTGTACGCCCTCACCTACTTGGCAGTGTGTAAGGCGTCACGCGTTCCCCGTGCTATTACCAACCGTCGTCGGGCGGTCATGGGTGGTCAAAGTAGGTATCGTTCCACGTGGAACGTCAAGTGTCACGGTGGCAGATAAGGGCAGGTCAAGCCGCAGATAGTTGTTTAGCGGTCACGACAGCCCACATGGCATGGTCATACAGGTCAGATGCATCTACTTGGCGCAAAAGTGCTGGTGGCGGCACATCTTCACGCTAGCGAGGCTAGTCTCGTGCTACTAGCGTGCGCTAAGATGGAGTCTGCGGGGGGTTGTTCCCGAAGTCCAACCCCTCGCAGATGACTTCGGACGGCTCGGGGATTGGATGGCGTAATGCCTAATCAGTACACAAACGTGTCGCTGTGGGATCGTGTCTGGAGCAAGGTCGATGTCGCGGGCTGGTACTCCTGCTGGGAATGGACAGGGGCAGTGACATCCAGGGGGTATGGCGAAATCCACGACGACGGTCATATGCGGCAAGCTCATCGCGTCGTCTACGAACTGTTAGTTGGGCCGATCCTGGACGGCCTCGATCTCGATCATCTGTGCCGAAACCGCCGATGTGTGAATCCAGACCACCTCCAGCCAGTCACGCACCGCGAGAATATGCGGCGCGGGACTGGCTTCATCGCTCACAGGATGAAGCAGACTCATTGCTTGCGCGGCCACGAGTTCACCCCCGAGAACACGTGGACGAGTAGACGTGGCCAGCGTGCCTGTCGCGCCTGCGCTCGTCTCCGCGCTCGTCGTGGCTAAGCGCAGGGCGTGGGGGAGTGTTCGTAGGCTTCCATCGGGCAAGTACCAGGCGAGCTACCTAGACCCCGCTGGACAACGGATCACCGCGCCTCGGACATTCCCTACTAAGGCCAGTGCCGCCAAGTATCTCAGTACCGTCGAGGGAGACCTGGTTCGCGGCGTGTACCGTGCCCCGAACCGCGCCAAGGTCACGGTTGCCCAGTACGTGGAGCGGTACATCGCGGGGAAGCAGATACGGCCCAGCACCCGCCGACTCTACGAAGCCACCCTACGGCTGCACATCGCCCCGTACCCGGTGGGAAATA